TTTAATAAGATTCATGTTATCACCATTTAACTTTGGCAGCCCAGAAAGCCGCACTCATTCGCCCTTTTGCTATATTCTTTCGATGTCTTGAAAAGAATGCTCTTCTTGCATCTTTTTTAGCTTGGCTCTCTCCTTTTTTAGGTCTGCCAGAAGTTATTGCTCCCTGCTGACCAAATCTAATCGTTTTAACCTTATCACCGACTTTCGCTAAAACAACATGGCTTTTTGTCGGATGGTTAGGCGTTCTTTTTGGCTTGTTATATCCTGCGACACCTAGCCTTTTTATTCTAGGATCTCGCTTTCTCATCTAAGCCGCCTTAATGCTCTGCGTTCAGCCTTTGTATATCTAGCCGATTGCTTGCCTGCTTTCGTAGCTTTGTTCTTTGCTCTTGATCCTGCTGCCTTCTGTGCAGGAGTTAAGCTATCTCTTACAGCCTTTGGTAAATAACGACTTTTCCTCTTCTTACCTGTGTAATCCCACTTTTCACCTGTCCATTTTCTCAGGGATATTTGAGACTTTTTGAGTGTCATTTATCTGTATCCACCGCCTGCTGCCTTATAACGCCGAGCTAACATTTGCGCCTTCCTAGCACTCCATTGTCCTGCTCGACCGCCTTTTGATCCACGCTTTATGGCATAAAACATCTGTCTCCGCATTTTTGGCTTTGTATAGTTTCCTGCTGCGTTGACAGTTGATTTACGTTTCTTGGAGCGTCCTCTAGGCACTATTTTCTCTTTCTAGCCTTCTTCTTGGCTGTCATGCTTAACTGTGCAAAGTGATATAAT